TAGCTTGTATCTGCTCAGGCGTTGGGCCAGCAGGCATAAACAGATCACTCAAGCCGCCTTTTACCTGCTCATAGCCTTTTGCAAAATCCCCGGTCAAAATATCTTTTACGCCGCCGCCTGTTTTAGCTAAGGATTCGGTAACACTAGGTGGCTGTGCTGGAAAACCTGCAGGAGCAGATGGAGCGGCTGCAGCCGTTGGGGTCACTCCGGGTATGTCAAGCACATCCGCGGGATTAGGAGGAGGGCGCAACGATAGGTTACTCGGATATCCTCCGGGGCCTTGTTGAGCATACTCTGCAAGATTGCCCGGAACCATTCCTGTGTCATATTCAACATATGAGGGAATGGTAGGAGAAAGCCCTGCTCTTCTCGCCGTAGCATCCGTTGCTAATGCGGCGCTATCTGCGGGAGCCGGTATTCTTCCGCCGAGGTATGTACTTTCTGCCCCAGCTAACGACAAATCCCGCTGCGCTCTTGCCAACTCTGCAGGCTGCATGGAACTCATATCATCTGCTGCGCCAAGCCCCGCTTTCATAATGTCTGCACCGGGCTTTAGTATGCCTTCTGGTGGGCCTTCAGCAAGACCTTGCTCAAATACATTGCGAGCGCTTCTCATATTCGAAGCTGCCGCTTCATCCACAGCTTCCGCAGTTGTCTTCAATGCCTGCTGACCAGATGCCATACCTGTTCTTGCAGCATTAACTGCCTCAATACCTGTGGTAACTGCGCCAGAAGTAAGGCCGGTTTTGACAGCGTCTTGTAAGTCTTGACCAGTAGCTACTCCAGCCAAAGTTCCCAAGCCAACGCTAGTGATGCCCTTTTGTACTGACTCTGGCATTGATGTAAATGCCTTGACCGCGCCATCAACAAAAGGATTACCAGCATATTTAGCCGTAGTGCTGCCTACCCATTCAGATATGGGATTGGTAAAGCCCGGAGTAGTTACTTGACCTGCTGCGTTGGTAACAGGAGCGGAACTTGGTGTGGTGAAATAAGCAAATGCAGCACTCTTTAAGGCATCTTTAACATCGCCGCCAGATGCGAGGGTCACGGCACCTGATGCAGTAGCCGCAGCAAAACCAGAATTCATCAGGCCCGCGCCTGCAGGACCTAAATAAACACTTAGTGCAATCGTTGCAGCAATCCTGCCTATGTCACTGGATAAAACCTTTTTAACGACACTGCCTACTGCCTTAAATGCTGATTTAACTGCACCAACTACCGACTTAAATGCTCCACCAATAGCACTAACTATCTTATTAATAAAAAACTCGGGCAACCCTGTCTCTGGGTTAATCGTTCCAGAACCACCACGACTACGCAGCAAACGCGCTTCTTCTGGTGTGATATGAGCGAGCATCGTATCGCCATTGCGACCTTTGCTGGCAAGAATGCGAGCAGCCTCTGCGATACCGCCACGTGCAAACTCCTGTGGAGGAGGCGTCATGGTGGATGTGCCACGTGAACGACGCTCTTGTAGGAGCATCATTCCAAAAGAAGATAAAAACGCAGGATCATACTCAGCAGGGAGATCCCCCTCGTCAATATAATCCTTTGCTATTAGCTCTTCTACAGTTTTCTTGTATTCTTCAGGATTGTCGTAGAGATATTGAATAGCCTGTATTAGCGCATCAATCTGCTCATCTGTTAGTTCAGATAAATCCATCCCAGCTTCTGCGATGGTATTATCTATGGCCTCTGCTGCATCAGGGCGCGCTGCAGTTAACGCAGTAGTAATTGCATCATATGAATCATCCAAGCTTATGGTAGGACGACGCATATCATCATTTTCAGGCAGCGCCATAATCCCTTGTGTATTCTCTGCCATCTCAGGCCCTCAATAAAATATGGTTACTGCGTCAAATCATAGAAAGACAAAGAACCTACGCCACTTCCTTTGGTTGCGCCATCCACCGTGCGAACCGCTAACGTATAAACATCACTCGTGCCAGAAATAGATACACCAAGCTGCAAATCCCAGTTGTACCCCGTAGGAGCCGCAGTGTCTTGAGTGCCTCCGCTACCGGTTGAGGTCACATAATCTGTTTGCACAATGGTGCCTACATCAGTTATTGCAGTTGCGGCAATATCGTACTCCACATTTGAGTCTGTTGGAACCGTTGCCGCCCATGTTGCTCCCGTCAATGTTGGGTTCTTTAAGAGCGCTATTTCATAGTTCTGGTTGGTCAACGGCAGGAACTGTACTCTATTTGGCAATACCACCGCGCCTGTACGCCCAGAGGCCAAACGGATAGATACGATGGGATAGAACGTCGCTGCCGTATCAATGTTGGTAAAGACTGTGGTGCGTCGCGCCACGTGGTCTATGGATATTTGCTCAAACCCGCCCTCAGACACCACCGAGCAGCAGATAGCCTTCATAGACGCTGCCAGCGCAGAGGATGTACTTATCTCGTACCGAACCGGCAGGATGGCTGTGGTCATGTAGACCGAAGTGATGTCGTTAGCATTGTTGAACGTATGGCAGACGATGTACTCACCATCAATGATAAAGCCGCAGCGCACCGAGCCCACGCCCAGCCACTCAAAGTCCATCCACAGAATCTGCGCTTTGGACGGGTCTAGCGTCAACCCACTCGCTCCCGTGCCGTCTAACTTGTCACCGTTCCAGCTTGACTGATTAACTGTGCGCACATCGCTAGGAGTGCCGGGTGTCGGGGTAGAGCTTGAGCGCAGGACGAATGAATACACCCCGTCTACACGCTGGAAAAACACACCGTTATTGTCATTGTAGTAACCAACGCGCTGAGTCAGGTTGACGTTCTGGCTACTGTCCATGACGAAAGTCGCCAAGACAAGCAAGCCTTTACCGGGCTGGTACGGGAACGATCTATAAGACTGACGCTTGACAGAACCCACACCCCCGGCAGTTACCTCCATCTTGACCGCAGCCTCGTTAGACAAGTAGGTTGTTGTCCCTGTCCCGGTTGTAGCTACATCAAACTGATTATCCGCCGCATATCTATTCTGGCTATCAAACAGCGTGTACGGCTGGCTAACGCGAATCCGACCAAAGGCATCTGTATTAGTGCCCCCTATGGATATCGGTAACGGAAGTGCGGTTGTCATAAGTTGACTTATCAGATTATCAAGCGTATTAAAATACAGCCGCAAAACATTGTTCAACTGATCCTGATACACCCGGCTGTATTGATCAGGCGCGTGAGGCAATGCGGGCGACTTACTCTGCGTCAGAACCTCTGACTCAATAGTAATGACAGATGTCATCACCCACCTCGCCTGCCGTCTGGCCTAATATCAATCCTTGGTGAACCCAATTGCCACTTCGTACCCAATGCAGTGGACTGCACTTTAATAGCCATCTCCCGTCCACGGACCCTTAAAAACACCTGATCCGTATACGCCTCTACCGGTACCGTAGCCGTTCTCGTCACCGGAGCCGATGCATTGCCGCCTATCGACGCAGGCGTGTTATACCCAGAGCCCGACGCCTGAAGTGTCCTCAACTCAAACGTCACCGCTGGCGAAGATGCGGTAGATCCATCAAAAGTAACGTCCGGCAACAACCTACTGATGAAAGAGAACCGATCCCCATCATCAATGTCCATATATGCCGATTCAATCGTCGCCGTAATCGGAGAAGCCGGGAACGTGGACCCATCATCCACCCCATTCTCGTGATACACCAACTTATTACTAACCGTCGCAGCAACAGGGTACGGCCTCAATGACGTATCCAGCCATGCCGTCCTGTCCATCGTCCCGTAGTACCACGACCCTTCGGCATAATTAAAAATAACGTATTGATCAATCGTATTACTATCTGCAGAACAGTAGAACCACCACACCTCACTGTACCCCTCGTTCCCACCAGCAAAGCACTGGAACGCCTGCAGCATATTGAAATCATTAAACACATACCGCCGCAACGAGCATGGCAACGTCTCTGTACGACCGGAATAGACATAAAACTTGTCAATCCCCATCCAATACGTCACGTTGTTCGCGGTCACCGCTGCATTAGGCCCAATAATCGATATATTGTCCGCGAGCAGCGTAAACCCCCACACATAAGGCGGCCCCAAATACTGCATGGAATACAGCGCAGAATCCGTCCAGACCAATATCTCCTGCCTGTTCTGAACAGCGCCCACGATCCGCGAACCGTGGGATAACCTATAGCTACCCGCCTGATTAGTCGCCGCAGGCGTCCAACCAGCATAATTCTCCTGCTCCGACCAGCGGATCAACATCGGATCCTGAGCATTAGCGCCATATGCGCCATAGTCATCACAGCCAAACGCAATCACAATCCGCGTCGAATCCGACACCATGATCTGATTGATCACTGAAGGCACATCAGTGCCAGATACCAACGTGCCACGGTTATTCTGCGCAGGCACCGCATTATTATTGGTCTGCCAGTAATACAGCGCACCACCCCGCGGCGAGAACAGCAGGTTCTCCCCGTAGTTACTCTGGCTCCACAGCCGCAACTGGTCACCTGTACCCGTAGATACAGACTGTCCCCAGCCACTGTACGTCGAAGCGTCATAAACCTGCGCATTATCTGCATGCGCAGCAGCCGTCGTTCCCTGCGCACCACGAACCGCGCCAGTAAAACTATTCGATGTCTTCCCGCTATATGTAATCAGCTCATTGTCGATCAGTATCTTCCCCGTAGCCGGGAACGCCGACGCATCATCAACAGGAATCGTAGTAACCGAATTATTAATGCCGCCTACATTATTTACCTGAGTAACGGCACTTCCCACAGTAATGCCGCCCCACGAGCCCGCACCCCAGCCGGTGTATTCCACAAAAATGGAATTCCCCGTATTGATCTGATATGCCGCCACTACCGCCGCACCACCCCCAGTTGCCGAGCTAGAAGCAGGGGAAGACGCAGTAATCGTATACGTGTTGACGTTCACATAAGTGATCTGATACTCACCATTGAGAGTCAAACCACCTACTGCCGTGGCCCCGGAGAACGTCACAAAATCCCCGGTTATAGCACCGTGATTAAAGTCAGTAACAGTCACTGTTGTCAGACCACTTATCGTGGTAAACGGATTGCCAGATCCCGGAGGCTGGTTACCCAGCATCGGATTGACCGTCTTCCTAATCGGCGTGATGTCGTAGTACGTCGTGCCTTCTTCAATGTAAAACTTCAGATTGGTGCCTATGCCCAACAGGTTATTGTTGTTCAAGGTCGTCCAGTTCCAAAGCGAGCGGCAAGAACCGAGGAACGAGGTATTAGATAGGGCTTTCCATCCGCCTATTTTTTCAGGGAAGCCGAACCTGAATCTGACTTTATCGCAGCTAAACCACCCCCCTTCACCAGACAAGGAGGTGATTTCTTTGTTGATACCGGGGCGGAACTGTAGTTTCCTTAGCGGCATTTAATCCTCGTCAATAGTGATCGGGTCCACATCGCCTACCTCGCACGGCTGTAGTTAAATGGGGCTTCGGCGAATGCTGCATAAATAAACGTGTTACCGCTTTCGTTTAGGAAATTACTAGCGCCCCTTATCTTGAATCCATTAGACAGGAAATCAATAACGTCGGTGGTATTGCTTCCTTCTGCGTCAGACAAATTTGGCCTCAAGAAGCTATTTGCGACGTTGTAAGTATTTCTTGCGCTGTCATAAATCCACCAGTTATCAACGCCGGTAGCGTCCCTTCCCATGATGAATCGCGGCCTAAACCCAAGATAAACGAATACCCCATCAGCCGACCCATTGCCGGTGTAGCTGCCGAACTTGGAGAAGCCTGCGATCTCTGCAAAGCAGTAGGCGACGTAAGTAGAGCCGGAGTTATTTACAGCAAATCCAGAACCCAACGTAAGAACAGAAGAAGTAGCAGCGGTGTTGTTCCAAAACCCGACATCAGAAGCCCATGCATCAGTCAGGTTCAAGTAAAAGCCGCCGTTTTGTCCGTTCCCACCGTTCGCTGCTCGCGCATAAACGCACCAGTTGTAAGCGTTCGATCTTGACTTAACAAACACCAGCCTTGGCGCAACACCAAGCCCATGACCAACAGTTGCACCAGCAGACCCGTTACCCGTATACGTCACCACACTCACACCAGCCGTCGTATTCGCGCTGACCGTGCTGGTGATCGATCCTGCGGTGTTGGATACGGTTCCGTTGCCGCCTTTCCATTGCCAAGCGACGTAAGACCTGCCACTAAAGTTGCCGCCAGCGTTAGTTCCTAGTGAGAAGCCATTAGAGTTGAACGCTGAAACACCAGAGATTGTTGTCTCTGCATCAGTGCCGTTTGATGTCAGCCACTTATCAACGCCGCGAATTGCGTCGAACAAAGCATTGCTACTTGCCGCCGATCTGTCTTTGTACCAGACAAGATCAGGTTTAAATGCGCCAGCGTTTGTTACCGTTAGTGCAGAGCCTGTCCCTGTGTAAAGCGTCGCGTCAAACTGTTTGTTCGCAAGCGTCGAGCTACTCGCCCCCACCGCGGGTGTCGGCAGGTTCTGCGTGCAGAGTGCTTTGAAGCCAGAGGGCGCGGTGTAGGCGAACGGGCGCTGGCCTGCGTTAAATGAAATTACAGTTCCGCCAGAAGAACCGCCACCATAACCAATTGCAAAAATATACGATCCGGTTAAACCAGAGAACGCAGTTCCTTGGCTTACTCCATTCTTGTAAAAAACGAGCGTTCCTGCCGTAAGATCAAGTGCAACACCGATAACGTCGCCGGCCGCCCATGTTGCGCCATACGAAGTTGCCGTAGAATTGTTGTACTTGTTTCCGGTATCACTGAAATATCCATAGCTATCAGTGCCGTAGGCGCTGTTACCCGGCCAGTTATCAAGCTTTCCGGCAAACGTACTTGGTATCAATCCAACGATGACGCCAGACGTGCCTTTTGTGAATTCGCAATACCATTTGCCAGAGCTAACCGCGATTGTTGAACCGGCTGCATGACCGCTTGTAGATGAAAACGATAAATCAAGGTTTCCATTCGATAGTGTTGCTTGGCTTCCACTTTGCAAAGGGTTGAACGTCGCATAATTCCCCCGCACCTCGCCGCCGTTGCCGTAGTCGATGCCCCAGTTGGTTGGACCGTCGGTCAGGCTGTCGTTACCTGATCCTGCTGCCACTGAGAAGTTGTTCGGTGTCCAGTTGTTGCCTTGACCTGACCAATCCTTGCCCAGCGTGGTTGCAGTTGTACCTGTGTTGTCTTGGAAAGACAGACGGAAGCCGTTCGTGCCATAAGTGCCGCTGTAAGGCACAGGCGACCAGACTCCCGTGTTGGGGTCGTTGGCTCCGAAGGATGAGGGGGTTAGGGCTTGCCCGTCAACGAAGTTCACATCAGCCATGTAGCCGTCAAAGTAGTTACTAGAGTTGTTATAACCACTGACGTTATGAATAGCGGTGTTTAGATTGACAGAGGTATTACTCTGCGTTGGGTATGTCGCAGTTCCAAACGCAGTGACTTGTGTGCCATTTACATACAACTTTACCCGGTTAGTAGAGGTCGCCTGCGTTGTATCTACAGCAAGAAGAATGTGATACCAAGCAGAAGAATCCCTATATACAGGGGTCGTTATAAGATTGATCGCAGTTCCACCAATAGCGCCATCAACAACTAGCTGCATGGACGTATTGATATTTATGCCAAAGTTGTCTGTTCCAGATTGTCGTGAACTAAATAGATATCCCCCAGTACTGTACGGGTTCTTACCTATTTTCACCCATCCACTCCAAGTGAATGTCTGTCTGTTGCCGGTTGACGTAGGTGTCCTTGTCAGATACGCACTATCCGCACTATTAAACCGCAGCGACTGCAACGGGTAGCTTGGCGGCATGGGCCATTTATTCTGCGACATCCAATAGGCAGCGTCACTGATTGACCACACACCCTGTGTGTTTGCCAACGTGTTGGGGTTGGGTACTAGCTGCGTACCGGTGAACGGCGTGAACGTGCTAACCGCTGCGTTGCCGTTGGCTGTGATCGTTGCTGCATTTACGCTGTTATCAACAATAGAAGGACTTTGGCAAGTCAAGAACGATGTGTTAGTTATCGGGAATAGTTGCGTTGGCAAAGCAAAGTTTGCTGTGGTAGTACTAGACCCAGAATAAACAGCCGTGCCATTCACAACACGTACATTTGATATGTACCCGTTCCAATAACCATTAGCTACAAAACCTCCAACGGTGCAATAGCCGTCTGTCAGGTTGGCACTAGTAGTCCCTGTGGCAACAGAAATACCGTTTTGGTATAAGGTAACAGCAGATCCGCTTCTTACCAAGGCTACATGAACCCATCTATTCGCGCCAAGAAGCGTAGAGGATGTCAGGTTTGATCCAGCAACATACGCATTTAAATAACCACTAGGCGTGTAGTTAATACCGGCAGATGCACTACTTACTACGTTTCCTGAGCGTGTGTCAAACACCCCATCATAGTTTGAACCCCCCGCACTGCTGTTTGCGTAAACCCACGCTTCAATAGTGAAGTTGCCAGAAAAGCGAAAAGAGTTGCTTTGAGGCGCAGTAAGACTGTCCCCATTCCCGTCAAACGCGACAGAGTACCCAGCATTAGCGCCAGAAGTGATGATTCCACCGGGATATTTGTTGCTCATGTTTTATCCTTATTGCCTTGGCAGTGCCACGCTGGGCGGGATGAAGTTCTGTGTGTAACGGGCGATGCCTTTGGTGACTCGCAGGTCGTCTAAATATCCATTTATTGCTTGGCTTCCGTCTGATGTATTAGCACCAACGCCAAAGTTTGTTGTTACTGTCCAATCGTTAGAGTCTGTTCCCGTTGCCACGCTTGTGCCATTCACATAAATTTTTGTTTGGTTTGTTCCTGTGCTTTCTCTTACAACAGCAACGTGCGACCAAGTTGAAGTTGTAAGTGCTGTGTTGTATGCAAGCACATCGCCAACTCCATATTTATTTAAAGCAACCTTCGCATTACTTATGATTACAACTATTCCATTTGTGGCATTTGCACCTATTACATGATAAGAACCGGCAGCAAGAGAGCTTGGATATATCCAAAATTCTATGGTGTATGCGCCAGTTCCAAAAGCATATAAAGCGTTGCTTGGAAGTTTAAGATAATCCCCCGTCCCATCAAAATACATGCTCCCACTGCCATACTTCACGACACTGGTGCTGACAGAAGCGCCGCCGACTGTCTCCAAGTTGTTCTTCATCGTGCCGTCGTAGATACCGGCGTTGGTGAAATTGAGGAGTAGTTTGGTATTAGTTACTGCGGTCAAAGGCGCGGTTGGGAGTGTGAAAGATGCTCCAGAATATACCGCTGTCCCGACCACGACCCTTACAGCGCTTATATATCCTTTTAGGTAATAGTTATCTACGTCAGAATGATATCTTCCAACGACTAAACTCTGAGATGTCACCGCAGTCGTATCTGTGATCTGCTGTTGACGAACTCCATTTATATAAAAACTGACGTTATTTGAACTTGTACCTGAGCGTACAAGCGCAACGTGATACCACTGCCCCGGTTTGTAGGCGACGTTTGTGAATGACGTACCGTTAAACCATGCCCCTATCGTATCTGGTGTGGGGGATAAAACTAACCTCCACCCTGTTCCGCCAGCACTAGCAGCGTTCGTACAAATACCACCATAGCCAGAGAAGTCAGGCGCGGCATAAAACCATGCTTCGACAGTAAAGTCACCCGAAGGGGCATATGCAGATTGGGTGCTGCTTAAATAATCCCCCGTCCCATCAAAATACCCAGACCCACCGATGACATCCGAAGTCCACTGGTACTGTGGCGCGAACGGGGAGAAGGGTTGGACGGACGTGTCACCATTTCGAGTGATTGCATATGCGTTCGTGCTATTGTCAACAAAACGGTTGCTCTGGCAGGTCAGTAGCGATGTGTTTGTGATAGCGGTGAGTGGGGTTGGGCTTGGAGTAAAGTTGCTGGTATACACAGCAGTGCCTTTTACATACCTTAAATTTGATATATACCCGTTAAAGTAATGAGTTGCACCTCCAGACAATAATGCTCCGATAGAACCTGTAGTAAATGTCCCTGTTCTAGTTCCAGATAACGTCCCAGTAGCAACAGATGTCCCGTTTAAATAAATGGTGGCAGAAGTACCAGAAAGAACAAACGCAACGTGCGACCATGTATTTGTAGATACAGTCGTAGTGCTTGAAATATCAAGTATGTCTACAACTGAATCGTTGCGTATCAAAAAACGCAACACGTTTCCAGTAGTTATCTCAGAAAATAAATTTAAATCAAATGTTCCAGTGCTTCCAATAAAGAAAAAAGTTCTGCGCACCCCACTAGCAGTCGGATATACCCAGCCTTCAACAGTTAAATCTCCAGAACTTCCAACAGATGAAACAGTAGAGGTTAAATAATCACCACTTCCATCGAAATAGTTTGACCACCCCGTCGCGCTGAAAGGCGTAAAGCTCCCCTGCGTCGTGTTGCCGTTACGGGTGATTGCAAACTGGTTAGGGCTGGTGTCGTAGAAGACGTTGTTCTGTGCGCCGTTAGCACCGGCATCGCCTTGGAGCAGTAACGTCGTGTAATCAAATAAGGGATCGGTTGCCCACTGCCCTGATGTCAGGGCTTGCATCTGCTGTTGCAGTGTCCATACGCCTTGGTATTGCGGCATGGTTTACTCCAATCCGGAAATCTGTTCAGAAGTCAGTGCTTGTATGTCAGCCGATGTCAGGGCAGGGATGTCTGTCGAGCCTAGTCCTACCGGCGCTTGCGTCTCCAGAACCACCGTCTGCTCAGTTTCCACAGCAGGGGCGACGACAGGAACGTCAACGCTAGGAGCCACGACAGTAGAACGAAATTCACCAGCATCTGCGTCATACACATCTCCAATAGCTGCGTACTTCCCACGGAAAGAACCGTTGTAGCTGGTCTGTCTCCAGTTCGTGTCTGCACCGTACAGGCTCCGGCAGAACGCTATGCCCTTTTCCTCGGACTCGATAACTGCCACATTGATATAGCCGTCGTCGGTAGTTGTGGTTTTGGTAGTAACAAGCTCAGTGTTGTTCACTACGATGACCTGTGTCACCGTGCTGTTTTCATCTAACTGGGCAAAGTGCGCCATGTCGTACCTCAGAATGTAATTGTTCCAGAACCAGTGAAACGATAGATGTAATAGTCGTTATTGGCAATGATCTGCGGGGAGCCTGTAGTCGCTGCACAGTCCTTGAAGTTCTTTGACCAGCGAAGGATGACTACACCGGAGCCGCCTGCACCGCCTGTAGTGGTTGCTCCATTTGATGCTCCTCCACCCCCGCCCCCCGTATTCGCAACACCAGCGTTTCCGGGAGTAGTCGAACCTACAACTCCTGCACCGCCTCCGCCTTCACCACCTGTGCCAGCAGTTTGTCCTGTCTCGGCTCCACCGCCTCCACCACCTGCAAAAGTTAGTGATGTGCCTGAAATAATTGATGTTGCGCCATTTCCACCATTCCCACTACTTGTGCCTGTTGCACCACTAGCAGATGCTCCCCCACCACCGCCACCTCTGTATGGATTTGCGCTGCCCCCCGTTCCTCCGCTATTACCCTGTGATGGGGAAGTTGATGGGGTATTACCTGCGCCACCTGCTGTTCCTGTAGTTCCGCCAGCCCCTCCACCACCAGAGCCGCCATCAATTCCTGTGTATGGAGAACTATTTCCTCCTCCTCCACCCCCACCGTTAGCTGTTATAGTAGAAAAGACTGAATTACTGCCAGTGTTTCCTCTTGCATTCGATGCGCCAGAACCCCCTGCCCCAACAGTAACAGTTAATGCAGATCCAACGGAAATCGACAAAGAGCCATTGCGAAATCCTCCTGCGCCTCCCCCGCCACCATGATATCCACTAGCAGCAGACCCTCCGCCAGACCCTCCCCCAGCCACAACCAAATATTCAACAGAAGGCGTAGCTCCAGTAGGAGGAGCAGTGAACAGCGGGTTATAGACCGCAGTTACAAAATTACCGGGATTGGAACGCAGTCCCATAGTTCACCTATTAGGTAATGGCTTCAAAAGTCGCGGTGAAGGTCAGCGCTGATGCGGTTCCCGAGTATGCAGCTACCGACTGATTCTCAGTGATGTACACCGAGTTGGTTTTGTCGATAATCACCAGTGTCGAGTTAGCAGGCACTGAAATCTGATATGCCGGGTACGTGACAACAGTTGCAGAACCGAAAGTTGCGTTGTTACCCACCGCAATAGTCGCAGTCGCTGCACTGGACGTAGTGTTCGCCGCAGTGATTGAAGTCACACGGTTGACCGTGCCAGTTGCAGGCTTTAAGCCAGTTAGCGAAGTCGTGCCGTCATACGTCCACGAAGTCGTAGCCGTTGCAGCAGATGAAGGGATAACGTAGGCGGTATTTCCGTAAATACTCGTTACGTTGACAATGTTCGGGTTTGCCATTTGAATAACTCCTTAAAATCCGAAGATCATCGCCATAGCGATGCTTTTACCTGTTGAAATACCACCGCCACCTGCTGATGCCCACGAAAGTGTGCCTGATCCGTTAGTGGAAAGAACTTGCCCTGACGTACCATCAGCATTTGGTAGAGTCCATGCCACATTGCTTGCTATGGTTGCAGGCGCTTTGAATGACACATAGTTGCTGCCATTGTCTGCATCCTCAAACAGCCTAACTTCCGCTGCTGTATCCGTGGTTCCAGCAAAGTTATATGCGCCAGTACCCTTGGCTGCGAACGACAGACTGATATTGGTGTCGCCACCCGTTGCAGAAATCGTAGGATTGCTGCCTGTTGCAGCGTTGGTGACAGTAATCTCATTGACTGCTGATGCGACCGGCGAGGGAAACTTGATAAGCTCATTGCCGTTCGAGTCAGCCACCGATGCAGCCGAAGGAACTCTCAGGTTGCCGCTAGTGATAACAACATCGCCCGCACCCTTTGGTGTGAAACTAATCCCTACGTCCGTATCCCCACCTGTAGCAGCAATGGACGGGTTAGCACCGGTAGCCGCGTTACTTACCGTTACCTCATTGACGGCAGAGGCAACCGTTGAGGGGAATTTAATTAGCTCATTGCCGTTGGCATCCACCACAGAAGTGGCAGAAGCCATCGTAAGATTGCCACTCAGTTGCAAAGCAGTTAGGAAAGTAACTGCATCCACCACGTTTGACCCAGTGTTGTATACAACTGAAGTCTTACCCGCAGGGATTGCAATGCCGCTGCCTGTAGAGTTTTTAACGGTGACCGCATCCGCCAGACCGTTATTGACCACATAAAACTTCTCAATGGCCGGGACAATAAGATTGCGAGCGCCACCTGAAGTGCCCGTCAGATTCAAACGCAGATTACGCGCTGTCTGAGAAGCGTTGGTATCAGTTAACGTCAGAGTGACATCAGAACTGGAAAACGATACGTCAGCAGAACCAACAATCGCCTCCTCCAGTGCCGTGCCAAGATTTGTGTTGGTCGTTGACCCCCACGTACCCGACTGATCCCCTGAGCCGATCAGTTCAATTTTAAGACTGCTGTACGTACTAGCCATGTTAGTTCCTTACTAGCTAATGGTTTCAATAAGCTGCCAGTTTTCCGTGGTGCCTGTGTTGATCAACTCCCACTGCCTTGCCCCAGAAACACTGTCCGAGGCGCGGGCCGTCTGCGACACATTTGCTGGAACACCTGTTTCCCCGTTTTCTGTAAGAGTACCGGAGACAATCTCTGTTATCAATGCGTAAAAAGTAGCCTTTGCATCATCCGTTTCACTAGCCGTTACCGTCTCAGATATCTGAGCCCCTATGGTGTACAGCGTAGTAAGCGTATCGCTTGCCGTGCCCGTTTCAGACACTACCCCAATAATGCCCGGAATGCCATTGATCAACTCCGACCCAGTTGCTGTCTCGCTGACGGTACGAGCAAAGCCGGGGTTACCAGAAACCGTATCCGACCCAGTTGCTGTCTCGCTAACATTTGTTGCAAACGTCTGCAGAGAAGCAACCGTATCCGACGCTGTTGCTGTTTCACTAACAGAACTTCCAATCGTAGCAGCAGAAGCAACGGTATCCGACGCTGTTGACGACTCCGTAATCAACCCAGAAAACACTGTTGCAGCCGCTACTGTTATCGAGCCTGTGCCCGTTTCAGACACACTGGAAGACCTGACCGAGCTACCTACTACTTGATCCGATCCTGTTCCTGTTTCTGCAACCGCCGCGCCTGCAACAATAAATGCCGTAACAACATAT